GCCTGGAGGGCGCGCGGCGCGTTGCTTCCCGCCTGGCGGATCGCCTGGCGGACCTCAGTGGGCGACCTAAAACGAAGCGGCGCATCACGGTCTCCTACACCGGCCTTGAGCATCGCGGAGCCGATGGCCTTGCCTTCCTCGATCATTTCGCGGAGCCGGCGCTGGCTCAGGGCCATCACGTTCTCGGGGGCGACGATGTCCTTGAGGATGCGGCGAGCCTCTGGAACCCGCTTTGGGTTCGCTACAAGCACACGGTCCAGGTCCTTTGGCTTGAACTTGAGGCCCAACACCGACCCTTCCTCGACGTCGTACTTGAACAGCCACTCACGCTCTCCGCGCTGGGCATGGAAGTAGGGGAAGATGATCTCGGCCTTGGCTTCGTTTCGAGTCTGCTCATCCCAGAGCCACTCCTCAAGATCATCCTCGTCCTCAACGCCATCCGCAGCGGCCATCTCGCGGACCTTCTCCTCAACCTGCGCTTCGACCCAACTCGCCCTTTCACCGGAAACGTAGACCGCCGCGTCCGGGTCGTCCTGCGCCCATTCCTTCGTGTACTCGACCTCCTCAAGCTGAGACTCGATGGCCCGCTTGCGGAACACCAACACCGCGTCCACGCCCCTGATGCCGGTGCCGTACGCGATGCCCGGCAAAACGGGGTTAGCACTGAAGCTCGCGTAGGGCTCCGCCGCCACCTTGCGCGATCTGGCGATAAGCGGAAGCGCCTTCATCGACGTGGTGTGGAACAGCCACTCGCCGCGACGTTCGTCCAGTGACTCGTCTGCGGCGGCATAGCGCGCCTTGATGGTCCACATGGTCATCTTGAGCTTGGCCGGGAAAGAGCGCCCTGGACGAGCGCCTACTACCCCGGCGTCCGCCAGCTTCTTGAGAACCTTCCCAGCCTTCTGCGCAGGCAGTCCCGTTGCCTTGGAGACATGCCCCGTCGTCACGGCAGGATCATTCACCCACCCCTTGACATAGTGCTGCATCTGCGTCCGAAGAACATCGACCACCTGTTGTTCCTCGGAGGAAAACCCGCCCTCAAGTAGCTCGCCACGCGGCGGCCCCGCGATGGCTTGGCGTACCTCTGCCACAGTCAACGGATCCAGCCCATCGAAAGGGTCCAGGCTCGACGTGCCGGGGTCGCCCTCGACCAGGATCAGCCGAGTAGCAGGGACCGTCCGCACTTGGGGCATTTCTGGCCTCTTGGATGAGTCTCGTTGCACGGCCGGCAAGTCTCCGTCTGGAGCTTGCCGATGATCTGCTTCACAACCTCGTGGGTATCGGCCGGGTCGACGCGCTTCCGACCGAACGCCTTGTCCCAACCTTTGCGGTAGGCATCGCTGTTTGGCATGGATCGGATGGTCACTCGCCCTCCCAGAACGGCGGACTGCCGTCGCGTACCGGCAGCGACCCGCTAATCACGGATCCCACGACGGTCGCGCGGGCCTTCGCGTTTCGGCGGCGGACCTTGGTGATACGCGCTTGGCCGTCGTCGACCTTGAACGCGGTCTCGCAATTCCTGTCATCGACCAACATCTTGCTCGGCTGGTGATGGCCGCTCCCCTCTACGAGAGGCTTGACCTGGTCGTCCCATCCGTCAAGTTCCGTGACCTGGTTCGCGGAGACCTGCTGGTCCTTCGGAGGCGTGGGGAACGCGACGTTGAGGGCCTCCTGTAGTTCAGCGGCAGTCGGGACCTTGTTGATTCGGCTCCTGCCGCGCGTCTCGTTCTGCTGCTGCCCGCCGATCAACTGTCCAATCAGGTCATCGGGCAACCCACCGTGAACGCGTAGAACCCACGGAACCCAGACCGCGTTGTTGAACTGGTTGTCGGCGCCGAGGCGGAGCCAGCGGTCAACGCGGTCCAGCTTCATCTGGAGGATTTCGTGATGTTCCAACTCCAAGATCGGGGCGACAGGCGCCATGTGTAGGGTGAAGCTGTTCTCCTCCTTGCGGACGTCGAGCCCACGGAACGCCAGGTCGATCATGCAGACCCGGACGAGTTCATGGAGGAACGCGCGTTGAAGCCGGCTCGCCCGCTTGGCGAACGGCTGACTCTGCCGGCTGAGCGACTGGCCGGGGTTGTAGTTCCCGCCCTCTCCTCGGAGGAAGCCGTGCGGGAACCCGATGCCGTTGGCCAGATCCCGGTACTTCATGTCGAGGTCGCGGAGCAGGTCGTTCGTGTTCGTCGCGGGAAAGTTCGTGATCTCGGTCGAGTTGTTGGGGCCGCGCGGTAGCACGACGTCCTTCGCGCCATCGAGCGGAACGCCGACGTTGGTGAACTGCTGCGACGACGGATCGACGTGCCACTCGCGATGAAGCCGGCGCTCCCAGTCACGGCAGACCATGTAGGCGTCGTCGTGGGACAGCCCGGTCGTGTCCATCATGATGAGCAGGCGGTCAGGCCGGCGGAGAAGCCGCTGGACGACGACCTGGTCGAGCATGAGTTGAAGCTGTCGCCAGGTGACGCGCGAGCCCCACAGGTAGCTCGACTCCGCCCCGTAGATCGCGGTGAGGTTGCGCGGCGGGAGCCGGAAATGCGCGACCTTCCAGTACGGAACGCTGTGGCTCTGTTGCTTCTGAGGCTCGCCGCGATCGTCCGCCGGGGCGAACGCGATGAGCCTGCCGATGTCGTCTTCGATCCGAGAGACCTGCCACGGTTCGTAAGGGCGTGTCGCGACAACCCCCTCGTTGCGCGCGGTGGCGAGGTGCATGAACACGTCGCCGTCTCGGCCCATCGCGCGGGTGATCTGGGGGGCGCGCTCCTCCCACCGGCCCCGAGCCAAGGCGCGGTCTACGAGAGTCTTGACCTCCGCGTTCTTCGCCGTGACCGACACGACGCGGTTGGTCTCGGGCGAGTGCTGGCAGGCGTCTCCCGCGAACTCGTCGATGACCCGCGCGACGAGGGCGTCGTAGTCCATCTCGCGGAAATTCTCGTACAACTGGACGCGGCTCTCCTCGTGTGAGTACAGCCCAAGCGCCTTGTACATGGACGCGGCGGTACCGGCGCCCTGGCGGAGCGGGTCCCGCTGGTCGGCCATCCTGCCCGGCGTGCGTGAGACGCGACGGTCTGGCAGGCGGTCGAGGCCCTGGATCGCCTTCAGGTTGGCGAAGGGGTGTAGGACCATCTCGCGGAGGCTCTGGCGCTTCCAGCCTGTCAAGTCAGCCATGCTTACGCACCATCCTGTCGACGTAGGTGGGGGTCTGCGACGGCCGGGTCTCGACCAAGAGTGCTCCGCGCGGCAGCGTCTTACGCCCCTCCCTCAACCCATATCGCTGACGCCATCGCAGTTGAGCAGCTAGCCTATCGAGGGGGCGTCGGCCTTTCGAGTAGGCTTTCCAATCGACGCTGTGGAGGGTGGCCATCCTGACGACCCGAAGAAAGAGACCCTGAACCGCCGAGTCGATGACCCGACTGGTTTGAGCGCGGTCGGGTCGTGCATCGAGCTTGCCATCAGGGTCATCCGCAGCGACGGCTACACGCCACTCGGTCCCCATCCCAAAGGGTCCACTCGATGCACCGACGGTCGCTTCCATTTCCATCACGGCGAGTCGAATGCGGCCAACATCGGTCCTGGACAGCCCTTTAGCCGGCCACTTGACCATCCCGATGTCGGCTACCCAACGATCGTAATGGCCTTTTGACTTCGCGTCGCTGGGGACCCACTCGGCGGGGCGCCAATTCTCCGCCACCATCGGCCTCATGCGCCCTCCCTCAGCCACTTCTGGACGTGCGGCATGTACTTGGCCAGCTTACGCGTCAACTCCGCGCGGGGTGTCGTAGTCGTGGGTGCGTCGCCGGGCCTGACCTTGTCCATGATGCACGCGAAGCTCGCCCCTGTGACCCCATCGATGAGGTCCTTGGACCCCTTGCTGCCGTCCGGGTTTTTATCGCGGTGGTCTACCTTGTCCGTTTGGGCATTGTGCTCAAGACCCAGGATTTCCTGAAAGAGAATAACACGCCGCAGAGCCTCCCCCTCGTCGCCCCATCGGGCCGGTGTGTAGCCCGTCGGGTAAGGGATGGCGAGGCGCCCCTCGGACGCAACCTGGCGCACGACCTTGTACGCCTTGCTGTTCCTGTCAAGGCTCTGGACATCCGTGATGAACCCCTGCTCGCGGAGCCGTTGGAGCATATCGAACGACTGGTAGCTATCCGCCGTGACCTTGCGGATCCAGAAGCCGATCCGGCGCAGCCACTCGATGAAGATGCGGACCTTGAGAAAATCAATAGCCTGACCAAACGGGCCACCGTCCAGGCCCAGGTAGAAATCAACCTCGATGTCCTTGATGACGACCTGCTCGCCGACCTGTGCGTCATCGTCGCCGCTCGGGCGGTCGTCGATGTAGTGCGCCGACGGGTGGACCATCGCGATGCCGGCCCTGTCGGCGTCCTTCGACGCTCCCTGCGCCAGGTCAAGGTGGAGGTACCTCGGGGCGCCGGGGTGTCTGATCGGGGCGTGGTGGCCCAGGTGGATCCCTGTGACAGCGCGATGGTTGAAGCCATCGCGGATCTTCATGGTCGAGCCTTCGTAGCACGGGATGACCTGCGTGCTGAACGGGAACGGCAGGTCATCGCGGAAGCTGGCGCTGATGACCTCCTTGCGCGCGAAGAACGGGGTCGCCGCCGAGGACGGCACATCGGCCGTCAGCCGCAGGGCATCGTGGATGTCGTCTACGAACTCCTGGAAGTGGGTGACCGGGACGTCGATGCAGTGCTCGGGTGGGTACGCGTCCTGATCGACGCTCAGGTCTTGCGCGACGTGATAGGTCCCGTCGGGGCGCTGAAGCACGACATCGAGGATGACCGGATCGATGGTCTCGGTCCCCCGGAACACGCGGAACACGGCGTCGCCCTCGCGGAAGCCGCCCTCGATGCCGTTGTCCGGGTCGTGCTGGTGCTCGTAGCCCAGCGGGTTGAACTTCCAGCGCGGACCGCGGATCACGCGGACGCCGGGCCTACCGGTCATCTTGGTGATCCGCTGCTCCAGGAAATCCGACTGCGTGCGGGTCTGGGACACGAAGCACGCGATGCCGGGGATGTCGCCGCCGTACTGGACGAACCGCGACCCGAGCCGCTTGCTGACCTCGGACACGAGTTCACGCGCTCGCTTCGCCGTCTGAGTGCCCCGGTCGTAGTAGTTCAACTCATCGGCCGCAACGGCGAACAGCGACCGGCCGATCGCGTGGATTCTCTCACTGCCCGTCTCGACCAGGATGCGGGTCTCGCCGTGCTCCCACTCGATGGTCTCCTTGCCGTGAGGGCTCCTGGGGAACACCTCCCTGAAGTACGGGGAGCCGTCGAGGATCTGGTCGCGCAGGGTGTAGAAGCCGACTCGTTGGATCTGCTTCTTGGTCATGGCGTACAGCCCGAACCCGATCTGGGTCCGGGGGGCCAACCCGTAAAATCGCGACGGATCGCGGAGGCACGAAAGCCTGTGGATCTTGTAGGCGAACACGAGCCCCGCCGCGAAGGTCGTTTTGCCCAATCCTTGGGCTCCCGTAAGGATCAACTCTCGGACCCCCGAGAACGGCGAGCAGACCTCCACGAAGATGGGCTTCCACGCCGGCCAGCACCGCATGTGGCCCAGGTAGTCCGTGTGGGTGATGAACGTGGTCGGATCGACCGGGACCCGCTTGTAATCGACCGAGTACAGCGCCTCGATGGTGTCCGTCTCGCCGGACATCACCTGCTCAGCCTGACGGAGGAACCAAGACCGGGCTGGGGGGGTCAGCTTCCTGTAGAGGCTGAGGGAACCTGAGCCGATGGAGCGGAGGGCCTGGAAGAACTCCTCTTGCTGAGGGCCAGGAAGGGTGGAAGCCCCCGCCATGAAATCGCTCTCGTTCACCGCCGTGCTCCTGCAAGTAGTCCCCTAAGACCCCCTGTCATCGTGGGCCAGTTGTACACTTAAACCCTGACCCCCCAACCACTCAAACTGATCCGGTCGCAGAGTGGACTTTGGGAGGGCTCCGGCTCCAGGTCCAGTTCCGGCTCCGGTTGACGCGATGGCCTGGACGCTGCTAGGCTCTCGCTGGCTTGAGCGAGCCTTTGCTTGCGCGTAGCTGCTGCCGGAGGTGCCCCGGTCGTCCTCGGGCGGCCGGGGTTCCTCTTTTTGTCCACCGTCATCCGTCCAGGCCGTTTTCCATCGAGGGAGTGGTCGGGGCAGGGCGCCTGGGCCGCCTCCTAAGCCGTAGCGGGGCCTCTGCCGAGATGGGTGGGGCCGAGGGCTCTGGTGT